TAGTAACCAAGAGGAACTAAAAGAAACAAAAGAAGTGGTTGCAGAAATATGCAAGGAAAACTATTTAAGATTAACTAACCGATTACACATAGATATATGGAACAAGAAAACAGGAGTATAAGACTATACAAAGAAGGTAGTGCTGAATGGCATTTTCAAAGTATTTTAGAACAATTAGGAGAAAATCCGCAAAGGGAAGGGTTACAAGAAACACCTAAAAGGTATATAAAGTTTATGAGGGAGTTCCTTGAACCAAAGGAATTTAACTTTACTAGCTTTGATGCCGAAGGAACGGATGAAATGATAGTACAAAGCAATATACCTTTCTATTCCTTATGCGAACATCATACCGCACCCTTCTTTGGAACAGGAGTTATTGCCTACATACCTGATAAAAAGATAGTAGGTCTAAGCAAATTGGCTAGAACTTTAGACCTTTTTGCAAATAGATTTCAAAATCAAGAAAGGATTACAACACAAGTAGCCACAAAAATATGGGAGGAACTTAGTCCAAGAGGAGTGGCAGTAAGCCTAAAAGCACAACACCTTTGTATGTGTATGCGAGGAGTTAAGAAGCACGATACATGGACTACAACTACCAAACTATTAGGAGTATTCAAAGAGGATGATAAAGCTAGGGCAGAATTCCTTAGATATATCTAAAACAGAACAATAACAGAATGAGCAAAGAACATTTGATACCATTTAAAAAAGGGCAAAGTGGCAATCCAAAAGGTCGCCCAAGAAAGTATGTCAGCCTTTTAAAGGAGCAAGGATACAAAGTAAGTGAGGTAAATGATGCCATCCAAGCAATGATGTCTATGACCTTTGATGAGTTAAAGGAAGTATTCAATGATGAAAGTGCAACCATATTAGAAAAGACAATTGCCAATGCTATGAAGAAGTCATTGGAGAAGGGCAGTCTTTACTCATTAGACACCCTTTTAACGAGGGTTTATGGCAAACCTAGGGAAACTATCGACACAAACAATAAAACCGAACTAAAGGGCAGAATAGAGGTAGTAGTGAATAAAAGTGATGTTCCTTTATCAAACCGAGAAACGGATGTAGATGTTAGCAGATAATAAACTATTTGAAACAAGCGTTGTTTTTGAAAGCAACCGCAACTCCTTAGCTGACATTGTAGTCAATCAAGGAGGAACTTCAAGCGGTAAGACCTATAGTATCTTGCAGAACCTTTTCCTTCATGCCATTGAGGATGATAATCAAGTAATTACAATAGTAGGGCAGGATATTCCTAACTTAAAGGTAGGTGCCTTGCGTGATGCCCAAACAATATTAGAGAAGTCCGAGATATTGCAGTCCTTTGTTGCTGATTTTAATAAAAGCGACAGGATTTACACCTTTATCAATGGTTCTATAATGGAGTTTAAAAGCTACGAGGATGCTCAGGATGCTAAGTCAGGTAAAAGAGATTACCTATTCGTAAACGAAGCCAATGGTATCACTAAGGATATATTTGATGAATTGTATATAAGAACAAAGCGTAAGACCTATGTAGACTACAACCCTAACATAGAATTTTGGGTGCATCACGAACTAATAGGCAAACCTAATGTGCAGTTAATAATCAGCGACCATAGGCACAACCCTTTCCTTGATGCAAAAATACACGAAAAGATAGAAGCGATTGAGGATGAGGAATTGTGGAAAGTATATGCTAGAGGATTGACAGGTAAATTAGAAGGAGTTATCTTTAGGGATTACAATGTAATTACAAATGTTAGCTTGGATGCCAAACTAATAGGATATGGATTAGACTTTGGATTTACCAACGACCCTACTGCCCTTATTGCAGTTTATAGTCAAAGTGGAGAATTGGTCTTGGATGAATTAATTTATGAGAAAGGTCTTTTAAATGTTAGAATATCTGACAGGATGCGAGAATTATCAGTTGTAGGGAGAATCATTGCAGATTCCGCAGAGCCTAAAAGTATCTCGGAGTTGCAAGGATACGGATGGATGGTCGAACCTGCTTCAAAGGGTAGGGATAGTATTAAACAATCCATAAATATCCTTAAACGCTACAAATTGAATGTTACTCAAAGAAGCCACAACCTCAAAAAGGAACTAAATAACTATAAATGGAAGCAAAATAGGGATGGAAGGCTAGAGAACGAGCCTGTGGATTTCCTTAACCATAGTATAGATGCGGTGCGATATGTGTGCTTAAATGCCCTAAATAATGTATCTGAGGGCAAATATAGCTTCGTTTAAGCTATTGTAAATCAATAAGTTATACTTTTTTGGAACTTTTTGGTGCTTTTTGGTAAGGCCTATGGCATTTCTATCTAATTTTAAGATATAAATAAAAAACCTATATTTTATGAACATCAAAAAATTAGAACAAGACAATGTATTAGTTAATTCCTCAGTGCAAAGCCTAAGCGAATTGACAGGTTTAGAAACAATTAGCAGTAAGTCTAAGGCTATTGTTTGCGAAAACCAAATAGTAAATGTAGTAAGTAATACTTATGCTCATTTACCTAACGAGAATTTCTTCCTAGCCGTTGAGGAGAAGTTAATCAATGCAGACATTAAGTATTTAACTAGGTCTATTAATAAAAACAATAGGCAGTTTGCAGTAGATTATATATTGGAAGATGAAAGCTATCATGTAAATGTAAAAACCAAAGCAGACAAAATCAAGCCAATGCTTAGATTTGTAAATAGCTATGATGGTTCCTGCAAGACCACAGGTAATTTTGGTTTCTTTCGTGAGGTATGCTCCAATGGTTTGCATGTTAGCCAAATTGATATAGGCTTCTCAGTAAAGCACATTGGGCAGATTGCTGAGGTAGTTTTACCTAAGATGGATGAAATTATCGAGATATTTATGAAGAACGAATATTATGAAATCCAAAAGAAATTTGAGGTATTAGCAGAAAGACCTATATATGATTTGGAGGAATTTGTGCAAATAACTGCAGAACATATCAATTTATTTAAGTTTGAAACAAGCGAAAAGAACCCTGAACCTAGCAAAAAGGCTCTCAGTGTAATGGAAATTATCCAAAATGAAGCTCAAAATCTAGGGGTTGCTCCTAATATGTGGCTAGGATACAATGCTTTTAACGAGGTCTTACATGGTATGAATATGAGGAATTTTGATGTTAAAAGAAAGATTGATGCAGAAATATTTGATTTCATAGTAGAGAATAATTAATTTTAAGAATCCCCTGAGGGGTGCGACTCTCCAACGCACAATTTTTTAAATAAAAAAAAACATCATGGCAAACAGATTAAAAACAAAAGAAGAAAAACAATTAGAGCATTATGCTAAAATGAACGAGCAGTACAAAAAGGATAGCCTAGGAATGGGTTGGTTCTTTATTATCATTGTAGGTGCTTTATTATTAACTGCATTAATTGAAAACCTATAGTTATGCTAATAAATACTTGTTGTGGATATGAAAGCCATACTGCATACGAATTATGTCCTGATTGTAAAGAACATTGTGATTGGGAAGTTATTGATGATGAAGAATGGCAACTAAGAGAAGAAGCAGAAAATCAAATTGACCAAGCTAAAATTGATAAACATGAGTAGACTTGGAAGCTATGTTGATACCTTAGAACTAGAGAACGAAATACTAAGGGATAAGGTAAAAGCATTAGAAGCAAAATTGGAACCATTTTTGATAGAGCAGAGAAAGAGAGAGGAGCGTAATAAGTTTAAGGAAGAAATGGATACTAAAATTTCTCAAATGTTAGTTAATTTTCACAATCAAATAAAATAAATACTACCCCTGCCTAACATTTATTATTAACTAAGTGGTGTTGGTTATGTCAAAGGTGGGGGTATATTTTAAAAAACAATCTATGAAAGCATTACAACTAGTAAAGTTTTTAGTAATAAGTGTGCCATTGGCATGTTTATTGTTTATATTTGCTAATACATACTTTGAAATCAAAAGACTATGTGGCAAGAAATAACCCTTTGGCAATATCAGCAGATAATTCCTATCATGACTAAACCTGATAAGGAATGGACTGAGATAGATGTGGACTATAAACTAATATCTATCCTAACAGGTATGACACAATACCAAATAGATAGTTTGCCTTTGGAGGATTTAAAAAAGGAAAGGGCAAAACTAAAATTTCTAAAGGAAGATATTACAGGTAAGCCTGTTAAATACATTGAGGTTAATGGCAGAAGGTATCGAGTTATTTATAACATAAAAGATATGCCATTTGCTAGGTATATTGAAAGCAAGGTATTTGGTAAAGATGTAGTAGCCAATTTGCATAAAATATCAGCTTCAATGGTTATGCCTCAAAAAAGGAATTGGTTAGGCAGATGGGTAGATAATGTTTATGATGCAAGTAAACACGAACAATATAGTTTAGATATGCAGGAAGCAAAGTTTGTGGATGTGTATCATACCTTGGTTTTTTTTTATCAAGTATACAGAAATTGGATAGAAGTTTCAAAGGATTATATGACGGAGGAGATGGTGAGGATGGGGATGACGCAGGAGGAAGCGGATTCGGTGGTAACGCTTTTATACGCATCTATGGATGGCAATATACCGCAAGGCTTATTGCCGAGCAGGAAAATATCAGCGTTAAAGCAGTATTTGAAATGAGTACAATAGAAGCACTAAATACAATGGCATATATGAAAGCCAAAAGCAGTTATGATAGAGAACAAATGAAGAAATTAAGGAATTAGGGTTGCCGCATCCTAAGTTTGACATAGATGATTCCCCTGCTATTTCTATAGTGGGGGTTTTTTATTGTGCGGTATTTAGGACTTATTTGGCTATTTAAGTTTATGAGTGAAGCAAAAGCACAAG